CGCCATTGATTTTCTTTCTACCAACTACCGGCTTTGGCGAACTCAGGTCGCCAGTCCGGCTCGGGTTCGACATTAGGTACGAACAAACGGTCAAGGTTCCATTCAAAAAACCATTGTGCCATCACGCAGTCGTCCGTGCGCGGACCAGTACGCGGATCGCCCGTGTAGCGCGTGACCTCATCAATCAACTTCATCGAGCGCACTTTGCCGTCGCCCTTACCCATCAAACGTACACGACCGAACTGATAATGAGGCCGAAGCGTCGTAACGCCCAAGTCGCTGTCGCTCTTGTTGCGTGTAGTGTCGTGCGGTTCGATCTGCACGCTGTTGAGCGCGGTCCACTTCTTCACCATGTCGTACTGCAACATGAACCGCTGCGCACCGTTGCGCTCGACAATCCAGTACTCGATGGGGAACCCGCGTCGGGACATCTCGAACTGCCACTCCTGCATGATTCCCACGTACTCACGCTCATTCTGCAAGTAGTCGAGGAAGTCCGGGGCTTCCATCTTCGCGCGGTGGTGGTTCACCAAGTAGCGCAGTTCACTGGGTTTGTGGTAAATCCAACACTGAATCGACCAGTAGTTCGTGGGACTTGGGTCGGCGGACACCACCACGAGACAGTCGCTCGCAGAGATTCCCTGCGGAATGTCCCACACGTCGCGGTTCTTGTCCATGCAACCGGGGAATCGGTCTGACCCGAATACCCAGTCACGCTGCACCAGCACGTCCTCTAGCGCCACATCCTCTTGCTGGTAGACCACGCGGTAACGAGTACCACGCGCCATCTTGGCGCTGAGTTCACGCCACGTCAGGCGTCGAGGGTCGAGCAAACAGCCGTCAGGCCACGGCTTCGCGCTCTTTACGTGGGTCTCTTGGCCCTTGCACAGTTCGTCGTAGTGGGCTTTGAAGAGCAAACTCTTGTACTTCTTGTCGCGGCGTACCTTCGAACGCTCTTCTTCGCTCATGTAGTCCAGCGCATCCTCGTCCTCGTCATCGAGGGGCTGAACCATATCGAGGCAGAAACGGTAGATGTCGTCGGGAGCGAGGCGCTGCCCGATGACGGCCATCATGCCCGCCGGGTCCACGCGGTTCTCCGCTACGTCCTCCCAGTCCAATTCGGTCTGCTCACGAACCGTCTGGCTACGGATTCGACGCCCGTCCTGCGTGTCGTCCCACAGGCAGGCGTCAAATCGTCCACCAATGTAGGTCGAGTCAAGACCGTACGCGGTTACGGTCGCTTCCTTCGCGGAGATGGCACCGTCATCATCCTCCTGCATGACGACGAACGAAGTCTTGGTCCATACCTCACGGTCGAGGGGCTTGAAACGCCCGAAGTCCTGCGCCATCGTGGTCAGCGCGTCGGCGGCGAGTCCACGCGCGATGTCGTCGGCGGGGGCCAGTTCGGGGGTCACGCGCTCAAGGGAACGGCGAACCTGCATCAACGAACGCTCACCGAGCGCCTGCGTGGCTGACCCCATGAGAATACGAATCTTGCGGTTTCGACAGATCATCCAGCACACGAGGTCGTGGATCAGCGTCGTTTTCCCTACGCCGGGAGGACAATTAAGGACCACGAACTCCTTGTCCTCAGTGTTCGTAAGGCGCACCAGTTCCTCTGCCGCCATGCGCTGCCACGGTGTCGGGAGCCGTCCGAAGTAGCGCAGACGGAAATAGTCGAAGTCCACCAGCGCCCGCTTGGCCTCTTCACACAACTGGTCGTAACGCTTCGGACCCACAATCGCGGCCTCGATGCGACGATTCAGGCGGTTCGCGTCGTCGCCACCGTGGGTCTCTTCGCCCATGGTCTTTACCGCGTCCATGATCCGGTACGCCGAAGCCACCGAAATCTTCGCCATCTTGGCGGCTTGGGTGATGTTGTACCCGGCCTCGCGTGCGGTAAAGAACTTCTTACGCTGCGCGGGCGTTATGTGGGTGTTGCGCTTACGTTCAGCCATTGATGCTGAGTGTAGCGTTTCTTGAGAGTTTTCTCAGGTTAGGCCGAAATGGTACCGACTGGCGCGGGTGGTGTTGGTTCTGCCGCTGCCGCTGGCGAAGGCGTGACGGTCTCGGTCACAGTGGTACTGCCCGTTGTCGTCGCGGTCTCTTCCTTCGTGCCGGTCGCTGCCGCGTCACTGATGGCCTTGGCTGCAAGCATCTTGACGATGGCGAGTTGCTGGGCGTGACCCTTGTGGAAGAACGCGCAAATCCCCTCGATACCACCGAATACGGCTGTGAGGACAGCGGTTGCCGTCGTCGCGGTGTCGGGCGGCAACGTGAATCCAGGGTGCAACGCCGCCAGAACAGCGCCGAGCAACGCTACCCCCGCCGCCACGTGAGGCAGAACTACCTTCTCTTCCCGTGCTACTGAGGCCATTGCCCCTCCTTAGTGTTTGAATTTCTTTGCATTACGCGCGAAGTTCGCTTCGCGTTTGAGAGTAGTGGACGCCTTGGGGTCATTCAAGACCTTAGCCGCGTAAGCCTGTACACCCATGCCCGCCGCCTTGGCCTTCGCCGTGAACTTGCCCTTGTGGGCTGGGTTAATCTTGATTGGCTTTTGTGCCATGGTCGCTCCCTCCAAACACCGGCACACCCTTCGTGTGCGTGATGAGATGATCAAGTTTCGCATGGAGTTCGTCGTGACTCGCTAACACGGTATCGACCTTGTTGTGTAGTTCCGCCTTATCCGCGTCCATGCGAGCGTGCAGTTTCTTGAAGTGTTCAACGACCCACTTACGGACTGGCGGGATAAGAAGCGTCGCCGCCGCTGCGTACACGATGGTCTGGACGATGGCTTCAGGTCCGTTGCCCTGGAGCGAGGGCCACGTGTAGTTAAACCACAGTACATACAGCCAATGCACGCGCTCTCCTAGAAGTGTCTAATGCAGTACGCACCAACGCAGACTGCGGCTACAACAACTACAACGATTGCCCAGAACGGCATAACGACCCCTCACTCGATGGGGTTATCCGCGTTGGGGTGCCCGTCTGGGAATAACGGTACCACTTCGGCCTCGCCGTTCAATGTAACGTCCACCCACCGTTCGGTGGCTTCGTCCCAGCGAGTCTTGGGCGGTTCGGTATTCTCACGCTCTCGCAGGTGCGCCATGCACTCGTTGTACTCCGCAAACACGTTCTGACGACGCGAGGTAACCTCGCGCATCTCGGCGTCGATGTCACGCAGTTCGCCCCACAGACGATCCGCACGCTGGTCGAGGGTCTCAGGCACCGGGCTTGAAACTCTCAAAGATGTCGATTTGCAGTACGACAGGCAGGAACATGATGAAGCACACGAAGGCCATAATCATGTAACGACCGAACATCATCGTGATGGCGACGTAGTGCGGGGTCATAGAAGCGCCCGAATTGCCGCCAATGTACGTTGAACTCTCAGACACCGCGTATCTCCTTAGTAGTTGGTGGCGGGAGTGGGGATTGAACCCACGACTGTCGGCTTATGAGGCCGCCGTTCTACCACTGAACTATCCCGCATCGAACTTCTTGATTATACACTACGTTCCCCAGCCAAGGGTCGAACTTGGAATCTTTTGGTTCAGAGCCAAACGTGTTGCCATTCCACCACCGGGGACTGCGTTCAGGGTCTAGGGGTCGAACCCAGACTCTCGTGGTCCAAAGCCACGCGTGTTGCCAGTTACACCAACCCTGAAAGGCACTTCGTACAGGTGGAGGGACTCGAACCCCCAACATTCACGTTCTAAGCGTGACATCTCTAGCCATTGGATTACACCTGCATGTGTTACTTCGTGGAGCGAAGAGGAATTGAACCCCCACCTACTGCTTGCAAAACAGCAACGCTACCTTTACGCCACCGCCCCATGTTTACACCATACTGCGCGGTTGTCGTGGGGATCGAACCCACTACCTCCTGTTCTTCAGACAGGCGCTCATCCGTATGAAGCCTTACAACCTTGGTGCAGCGAGAGAGGTTCGAACTCCCGACCATCTGGGTGTAGGCCAGACACTCTTCCGCTGAGTTACCGCTGCGTATCACCGGAGAGATTCGAACTCCCACCTACAAGGTTCGTAGCCTTGTGCCCTGTCCATTAGACCACGGTGACTCGTTACTGCGTTGTGCGAGCAGGGGTTGAACCTGCGACTCCCGGTGTATCAGACCGGCACTCTACCGCTGAGTTACCGCACATCGTTACTGCTTGGGGTGAGCGAGGAGGCTCGAACTCCCACTACAAGGACCACAACCTTGCGTGCTGCCATTACACCACATCCACCATGCGCGGTTTTTTTATAAAGTGTGCCGCCCACTTCGTGCGCCGTGTGGGATTCGAACCCACGATCTACTGGTTGAGAACCAGTCGTCCTGACCGCTAGACCAACAGCACTTCGTCGCCCCACAGGGATTCGAACCCTGTGCTGCTCCTTGAAAGGGAGCCGTCGTACCCATGGACCATGGGGCGCTTGGAGTCCTAGGTGGGATTCGAACCCACATACCCTGCTTGGAAGGCAGGAAGTCTTGCCATTGACCTACTAAGACCTGCGTGCCACGTGTGGGGGTCGAACCCACCGCCTCCTGTTTACAAGACAGGTACAGGACCGATCCTGCTCCCGTGGCCGGGCGGAACAGGCAGGATTCGAACCTGCGAAGGTTTTACCCTTAGCGGGTTAGCAACCCGCCGCCATCAACCACTCGGCCACTCTTCCAATGAACAAACTACACTCGACGCCCAAAGCCGTCAAGCCACTTCCTGAGAAACTTCTCAGTGTCCTTGGCGCGAGTCGAACGCGCACCTTAACCGGGTTTGAGCCGGGTCCCTCTGCCATTGGGGTACAAGGACTTGGAGGAAGGCGGAGGATTCGAACCCCTGCGTGTTACCGCCGTGCTGTTTTCAAGACAGTCCCCAGACCAGTCCGGGTTCACCTTCCATGGAGGCGAGAGCAGGAATCGAACCCGCGTGAGTGGTTTTGCAGACCACCGCTTGACCACTCAGCCATCGCGCCATCGTTGATCCTGTGGGAGTCGAACCCACATCGCCGGGTTAAGAGTCCGGTGCATCGCCGTTCTGCCAAAGATCACTGAGTTGAGCGGGAGGGATTCGAACCCCCGTACCCGAAAGAACTGGTTTACAGCCAGTCGCGTTTAACCACTTCGCTACCGCTCAATGTCACAGCAAAGAAGCCCGCGTTGCGCCTACTGCGGGTTGTGTTCTACCCATAGAGCCTCCATACTGCGCTGTCCCAGTAGGGTTCGAACCTACGACCGTTCGCTTAACAGGCGACTACTCTGCCACTGAGTTACGGGACAATGTGCCGGTCTTTCCCGGCTGTCACGGATTCGCACCCGGTTACAACATACAGCATGGCCTTCGTAAGCGTCCACCTAGCAGGAATCGAACCCGCAACCCTGTCCTTAAAAGGGACCCGCGCTACCAATTGCGCCACAGGTGGTTGGCACGGCCAGAAGGAATCGAACCCCCGCGAGCGGTTTTGGAGACCGCCGTTCTGCCACTGAACTATGTCCGCATGAGGCGTTGTAGCAAGGGCATTGACCACAACGCTTCGTCCAAGAGGCAGGAATCGAACCTGCAACCGTCGGCTTAGAACACCGCTACCCGTCCTTTGGGCTTCTCTTGGTAACGCGACTCTGGCGGGATTCGAACCCGCGACCCCCTGATCGACAATCAGGTGTTCTAACCACTGAACTACAAAGCCTTGATAACTGAGTTGGTAGGCCGAAATACCCACTTTTACCGAACTCGAGGCTCGCGCAACACGGGTCAACTCAGTCGAGATGGAGAGATTCGAACTCCCGCTCCCGTGGTCCCAAACCACGTGCCTTACCGCTAGGCCACATCTCGGTGCCCCCCAGCGGGTCGCGCTACCGGGGGGATACAACACGAACCCCGTAGAAGGCTCGAACGAGAGCATACCAACATCAGCCGCGACGCGCAATCCTTTTCCTGAGAGAAATCTTACGAAAGGTTCTTGCGAGGGGACGAGAAAGAGGTACAGTGGCGACAACTCGGTTTCGTTTGGCGAGCAACCAACTCGCAGTCTCGGTCGCGCCGGGGCCACATACCAGAAGTACGGTGCCACAGCAGTTGACCGTGGTCGCGGATTGGTGATCCCCCCGATAGAGCGTAGAGACTCGGGTAGTAACAGCGGTTAGAGCGCAATCTGCTCAAACGCGTACGACGGCCCTGAAAGATGGGTATTGAGGCGGCGCGACGTGGGGTGAGAACTCACAACAAAAACTTTGTCCAGACAATACCAAAGGGTAACGCGACGTACCGGCATCTGGGCAATGAGTCGGTAGGGATGTGACGGTGAAGATAAGTATACCCTTATTTTCACGGGGGATGACCGGGAGAACTAGATTCAAAATTCAAGACCGCCCTCGCGGGGCGCTGGCGCGTCTACGACTTGCCCTCTGAAAAGAGAGGAACCCGCGCTTGACACTCGGTTGACGCGGTTCCTGAGAAGATTCTTACTTTTCCTTGAGAGCAGATTGCAGACCACACTCAGCCAGAGTCAACAGGGAGCGATACCGCGCGTGAACAGGTGGTGAGAGAGTTCGAGGGAGAGACTAACTAACGCTGAAATAGATACCCGCCTCGGCACACACCCGGTTCGCTCGTTCGTGTCCCCGAGTGGTGCGCTAACCCTACATCGTGTGAGGTTCTGGTCGAAAGCAGGTCCCAAGTGGGGAGTTATCCCTAAATTAGTGAGTAATTATGCAGGGTTGTGGGCGAAAATGTAGGATTAGCCTGCGAAAAGTGCGTATGGTCTCAGATGGGCGACACGTCGACACAGGCACAACGCGCGGGAGAAAAGCACATACGCGAGAATCACGCGCGGGGTGACGTGCCCGTATTCGGCCTCTACCGTTGCGCTAGGTGACACCATAGGGCGACACGTTTAAGCGCCCAGGATCGACACACAGGCCCGCCAGAAATGGCGGGTCTCGTGCTCCCTGGGATCGTTTCGAGAAATCGGTTAGAAATCCAAAAACATCACACGACCCCGCTCGATTTATGGCATACTTAATTCGTGCGTAACTACGCGCACACATCTACCTATAGGAGATACGAATTATGCCATTACAATTCAAGAACCCGCCGCGACTGATCCGCTTAAGCGGCGACGTTGACAGTGCATCAATGGCGGATGCCGCGCAACTCATCACACGCCCCAACGAATGGGCGTTAGTGATCGAGCGCACGCAACCCGTGGGAGTCCCGCACGCCTTCAAAAGCGACAAATTCAAGACGGTTCGGCGCACGCGCACTCGCAGGGGCGTTCGGTACTTTCAAGTGTACGCGAAGTACCTGGGGGCGTAATCGAACACACGAAACCCCACAACCCCAATCACACAGGCCCGCCAGAAATGGCGGGCTTTGTGTTTCTCCTGGCCTATGCCTTCATATAGGCCGACCTGTTTAAGCGCCCAGGATCGACACACAGCGCGTGCGAATTGACCCTAGAAACACGAAACCCGCGCACGCGGCGCGGGATCGTGTCGGGACTGGTCTAGGAGTTATCGCGTGAAATAGTCCCCGATCCGCCAAAGTAAGAACGTAACTAACGCACCTACCGCCAGCGCCAACGGATCACCGTCCGTGTGATAGTTGCTAGGCCCGTACCCGGCTAACGACTGATCGTGGCCCAACATCTCGATAACGACCACGATACCAATAGCGACCGCGAGTAGGCGCAGTAAGCCGCGCGGTAACTGGTTTGGACTAATCGACATTAGAAACCGCCGTCCGTGTACACCAGGTAGTCGATTAGGTCCCGTGTCTCGGTAGGGACTGGTTCGCCTACTTCGATACAGCCGCGAACCTCTTCTCGTAACTGCGCGAGTAGTTCGTTACGTTCCTCGTCTGACCTTTCCACGCCATAAGGCAGCGACGTGCACGCGCATACCGTCATACCGCACAAAACGCACGATCCGCAGTCATTACAAATGGCGAGATTAGTAACGTCGGTGGAATCGCATATACTGCACACTTCAGGGACGATTATCTCTAAGAAATCTTCATCGTATTCGTCGTCCGACTCCCAAAACGCTAGCGCCGCGTCAAGTTGTTCGGCGGTATAGTTCGCTGGCAAGTCCGCGAGTACGTCGCTAATCGTAGTAACGCCAGACTGATTTTTCAGGCCCGCGCCGCGTGCGCGAATTGCGGCGGGGCTTATTCCTTTTGGGTCTACTTGTCCCGTGTTCGTGGCGGCGCGTAACGCAGGTAACGGGCTAACTCCCCTGGGATACTCCCAACGGGATGGCTTTTCTTTCTCCCACAGAACATAGATACCTCCGCGAGTGGAAGGGTTGTCAATCTTGCGCACATGGTCCCAGTTAGCAGTTGAATACGAGATAGGCCGCGCATTGTCCCACGTATAGGGCGTGCCCGTGTAGGGCGTGGCCTTGTAGGGCGTAGGCTCCTTCCACGTATCGTTCGAATACCAAACCTTAGTGTCACCGTCCCAATCGCCACGATCTTCATTAAGAATGTAGAGCGGCGATAGGGCGTCAGCACTCGCGGTTAAGACTGCTACCTTGTTACCCTGGCCTAGGAATTTTTCTAGAAGGAAAAACATGAATGGTGAATCTAGCTGGGTAACGTCGCCAATTTGCGGTAACACACGACCCGCGAATACTCGCGTATCGCTCTCAGTCTCGGTGTCCTTTATGTCGCGCAGAATCCCATTATGCGCTAGTACGGTCTGACCATCGTTACCCCAAAAAAATGGGTGGCAGTTGTCCGTATCTTTTTTGCCAGACGTACCGATACGCGCGTGAAATAGTGACGCCGTTACGGTGCGCTTACCATTCATACGGGCGAGATACGACGAAATGATAGGTGCGCTCTCCATACCCTTGCGTAGGAAAAGTTCACCATCTTCATAAAGAATGGCGAAACCGAAACCGTCCGGGTTAGCACAACAGGATCGTTCTAGGGCCTTACGTGTTGGCACGCCGCCCAGTGTGGCAATGAGAATACACATTAGAACTGACCTCCATACTGCGCGTGTAGTGCGTTGGCGTATGTAGTTCCACTTTCCTGCATGAATAGAACCAGTCGATCCCAGGTAAAATTACCTTCGATAATCGCTTTGGTCTTGTTAATGCGCGTGAATTCTAAAGCCGCGTGACACAACTCGATAGCGGCGAGTATTCGCCCGCCTTTAAGCGATGGTCGAAATATCCGTACTTCGATGGTGTCGCTATTCGTGATGTTCACGGCGTCACTATGTTCGCCGTATCCCCCCTTAACCTTAAGCGCGATAGTTGCGTTCGTGTTCGTACCTTGGAATCTCGCGTAATGGGTTTCACGTTGGGCGAATTGCTTGGCCTCTTTAGGGTGACTCTCGAAAAGGTAGAGAAACCGCGCAACGTGCGCCTGGTTATCAAACGCTACTCGGGAGATATGAACGTGTAGGCCGCAACTCGGATTATTCCACGCGCGTACACCGGCGCGAGATAACGCCGTAAGTGTGTCCGTAAATGAACTCGCCACAAACTCACGCCAATTTTCTAACGTCCGTGGGTGAGAAACTAACTCGAATCCGTCGCGTAGTGATGCGTCACACTTTAGGTAGTAGTCGTCCTCGCTGTGGCTCAGTGACTGCGCTAATACACTTGCGTTTGTGAGGTTCGGCCCGCTCTCGGTTTCTAACTCGATCCCGAAATACGCCAGTGACGATTTAGCGACGGTGCTACGTACGCGCCCATTCATAATGTACGGTGTCCCAGTTTCGGCGTACTGTCCTGATCGTGCGTAGCGCAAACCCTTAGGTAGTTCGGGCTTAAATAGTGGCGCGGGCTTGTAGGAATAGTCGTGAATTGACCTACGCGTCGACGACTCACCGTAACTATCTTCATCGTGCGCGAGATACCCGCCAGAGTTACGCGGTATCCGTGCGGGGACTGGTGCGCGGCCTAGTATTTGGTCGAGTGTTCGCGCCACGTAATCATCATCACATTCGAGATAGCCGCCGTCCTCGTCCGTGGCGCCGTGCCACGAATCGCAGTCATTCGATACCGTCGCGCAACAATCTGAACACACGTGATAGTTAAGATTGCGGCAGATCAAACAGGAGCACCGCGAATCCTCGGTACCATACGAATCAATAAATTCAATATCCTGTAGATCACCGTACCTACGCGCACCGTTAGAGGTCATGCGCCCGCAATCCTGACACGTTGATACGCACGAGGCACACAGTGAGTAGCAGAAGCCGAAGGAGCGTGAATCCATTGAACCCGCATACAAAGGTATGAAAGTTTCCTCGGACATGGGTCCCGTGTAACCACAACACGCACAATTGAATTCATTAGGTTCGCCATAGCGCCCATCTGGTGTACGCCAAATTCCATCCACAAGGCGATTAGATGTACGGGGCTGAACGACTCCCCGGCGTAATTCTTGACGTTCAAACGCCAGCGGATCGGTCCAAGGAAAACCAGGTTCGTTCGCCCGTTCGTTAGGCATTAGTTGGGTTATAGGCATAATTCGTATCTCCACTTTTCAGAGTGCGCTTAGTTACGCACCTAGCAAGTATGCCATAAATCGAGACCGCTGAAACCCTTTATCCGCTTGCAATTCCAAGAGTTTTTGCGAGTGAACACGCGACAATCCGCGCCGTTACCAACAACATACCCACAGGAATTTTTGCACAATCATGCAGCGCGTGAGGGGTGAGCAACTGCGCGGTGGGATTAACCAGAGGCCCCAACCACGCGGATTAACCGGAAGCCCCACCCACGCGAAACCACCACACCGCCGATATTTTTTCGCCAAGAGTAAATGTCAAGGGACTACTGCTAATCTCTGTGTACGTCAGCCCCGAGGGTCGCCTTTAGTAAGCGGTAATGAGTGTCCCCCCGTATCTCCGGTGTCACCACTCCCCTCGGGCTGGCCTTTCTTCTTCGCAACGTAGATACGTTGGCGAATCTTCGCGGCCTCGTTATAGGCAACGCGACACGCGCGACACATAGGGACTTCATAGCGTTTATGCCACGCATGACCGGCTTGGGTTCCGTGACGTACTGAGACAGAATCCGCGTGGCTTACCGATCCGCGCTCGCGTGGTGTTTTACCCGCCCAAATGTCGAATTCCTCACGGTACTTAATTGCCCATGCTTCGCAATCATCAAAGATTGGACAGGTTTCGCAAATATCCTTAGCGGCTTCGACCTGCTCATTTGTGTAATTTTCGTCAAGGATGAACAACTCACCGTGACCAAGACAGGCGGCTGTATTCCAGTCGGTCACGAGCGTCACGCGGAATCGGACTCATTAGGCACGAAACCACTGTAGGACCTGTAGAGGCCCTAAAAGGGGATTACACGCGCCCTTGCTGTCGGGCACGCCACGAGTCCAGCAAGACCTTATGAGCGGCTTTACAAGGCTCACAGCGGCACTTGTAGTTGATGTAGGTACTGTTACGCCCATGATTCCACGTCGCGGGGTCGGTCTGAGCCAACTGGGCACGCTTCACCGCCTGTTTGATGCGGTGCGCCTTCTTGCACCTGTCACAGCGACAATTACGGTTCGTGTAATCGCTGACTAAGTGCTTGCGCGGGCCGGGTTTGCGGGCCTTCTTCTTGGTCAAAATGGCTCGTCATCGAACGCTGGTAGCGTTTCACGTCGGGACATGGCACGATCAGCGGCATCGGGGCGGTCTGCACGAGAGATTACGGCGGTGACGAACTTGAGCGACACCGCTACCTCATCAGCGATGACTTCGATAACTGTGCGCTTGGTACCTTCGTTCGTGTCCCACGTGCGCGACTCCACGCGCCCCGTGACCATGACGCGGTAGCCCTTCCTCACGCTCTGCGCGACGTTCTCGGCGCTCTTGCCGTAATGCACCACGTCCACGTAGGAGGTCTTTTCCTCCCACTCGTGGGTCTTTTGATTCTGCCAACGCCTACTCACCGCGACGGCGAACTTCACCACGGCTGAACCATTGTTCAGGAATTGCAATTCGGGGTCTCGAACGACGTTCCCGATGAGAGTGACGGAATTCTCGGGCACTCGATATCTCCTTTAGTAGCCTGCTTTTTGCAGGAGTGACACCATTTCTTTGATACTCGTTACAGCATACCCCTCTTCCACGGGTTTGCCCTTGCGTTTTATCGCCAAGATTCCTAACTCCGCATGAGCGTTCTCACGCTCGACGGCGGTCTCATCCATCCACGCGGGTAGGCGCAGCGTCGCGTGATCCTTGCACTCGATGACCACGGGGCCGGGGAAGTACAGGTCGCCAAGGTCCGCGTGGGTGCCAGCACCGTAGCGACGTGTGGCCGAGACATACCCGCGAGCCTGAAAATACTTGGCGACGAATCGCTCCCAACTACTACCTTTGGCTTTCTGTGGGTTGGTCACAGGAACAAAGGTATCTCGTCGTCGTTCTCATTCCAGCCACACTGGGGGCACTCGTAATCGCCACGGAACTTCTCTAGCCGGTGGCGACACTGGGGGCAGTCCTCATAGGCCATCAGTACCCTCCCGTGCATCCAGTCTGGTCAGGCCACCAGCCATGCAGTGTTCACAGCGCATCGGGGTCTCCTACAGAATCCGCATCTTGAAAGTTCCATCCCTATGGTCTCGTGTTCCGCTTGGTCAAGCGAAACGTCGCGCCAATCGAGGGGTCGTTCGCGTCATCGTGCACCGCTATGAGCAACCACGCGCACAGGACTGGCAAGTGCAGGCAACGTCGCTTCCGGTGGTGTCACGCTCTATGACGTTCTCAATCTCCGCTCGCGCCTCGTCACAGCGTTCCTCAGGCATCAGTACCCTCCCGTACAGCCAACTTGGTCGGGCCACCAGCCATGCAGTTTGGCTCCCACGAAATGAGCCATCGCCCACGCCTGTTGCGCCGGAGTCGCAAGGTACGCGCTCGCGGGAAAACTCGGTGCGCGGTACTGCGCCCACGTGACAGCGAGCCACCCGAGACTGCCGTAGTAGGTAGGACCGTCAACGTCATTGATCCAACCCCCCTCTTCACAGACCGCGACGTTCGTGGCTTTCGCCATTATCGCCGCGCTCACGAGTGGCAGGTTGGCTGCTATCGCAGTCGAACTGCTCCATAAAGTCACCGGCAGCGAACACAACGCCACCAGCAGAATCGTCCAGCGTTTCATCAGGTGTAACCCCTTGGTCGGCTTGGTCCAGCCTACTTCGCTGGCACCACTGGGCATGGCTCGGCGTCAAAACGCCTTTGATTTCCCGATATTCGGGTTCACAGCACTCGCTGTTCTCAGGCGGCTGAGGTCTGCCCATTGGGCTTCTCGGTCTCGTCAACTTGGTCGAAAAACTCCTTAAGGCCCGCGACGACCTTCTCTTGGGTCTTGGCGCTCACCTTGGCGACCACCTTGTCCACGATCTTGTCAGCGACCTTGGCCGCCACGAGGTCCGCGAACTCTTCCATCTTGAAAGGCTCGATCTTGCGGGTGAGTCCCTTCTTCGCACCGCTCGCAGTACTGGCGGTCTTGATAGTAGGTTGCTTGACCTTCTTGGGGCGCTCGACCCGCTTGAACGTGGGCGCTACCGCATCCACCGTGGAACCGTCTACGCGTGTCTTGAGCGTCTTGTAGACCTCGCCGTGAACGAACGCCTCAACGCTCTCACGCAGGTACCACACGATGTCCAACGGCTTGTTGGCGGTCCTTAACTGCGGTACCAAAACACCCTCGGCCTCCCACTTTTCCAAGTAGTGCGACGACACCCGCAAGTATTTCGCGGTTTCGCCACGCGTCATCATCGGCTGGGGCTTTTTTGTTCCTGACATTTGTATCTCCTTAGTTGTTAGTTATACTTCAGTTAGCAATACTACACTCAGCGCGGATTAAGTCAAGGATTTTCCCTGAGAGAATTTTCAGGTTCGGTCAAATCCCAACACTCTCTTGAAAACTTCACCAATTCCCAATCGTCGCTGTAGGACTGAAACGTGAACGTGTAACCCAGTTCCATCGCCAGCAATTCAAGTTGCGGGCGAAGATCGGGGTACTCAAACCCTTCGAGAACCGTAGGCCGTCCAACTTGCAAACGACTTCGCCATTCGGCGTAGTGGACGCCACTCACAAAGGCGTGGTCATCGAACGGGCCTCCATTTGAAATACACACCACCAACGGTGTAATCAGGTTGAAGTCGTGTTCGTCACTCATCGCGCACCGTTTTCTGGCACGACTATTGCGCGAATCGGAACGATTGCCATGACGACATAGCCTTCGCGTTGAAATGCGTTTGTGACGTACGTGACTTTTACCGGCAAGCCTTTCGCGCCCACGTCGATGTTCCCGCTGTGGTCTGTTCGCGCCAAAATCAGTTCGTCGTCAACTGCGTAATCGCGGTCGTTCAATCGAATCTCGAACGTCTTGCGACCTTCGGCTATCGCGTCGAAGTACAACGCTTCGCATTTCAAGTGGTGTCTCACTTCCCCTCCTTAGTGTCGTCGAATTCGTATGTCGCCGCGAAGATGTCAGGCTTGCAAGGGTAGAACTCGCTTTGAACGCCTTTTATAATCCAGTCACAAACTGTCGCTCGTAAATCCCCTTCAAGAGTACTGACCCAAAGACTTGAAACTGGCTCACGGCCTTGTTGCGTGGCGGCGCGTGATTCACTTTCAGGAAAGCCGAACCATACTTTGCCGCCACTCCATTCACTAATTTCTTCTAGATTCGCACCAGTCCACTGAATAGCCTCGATGACCACTGGCTTCTTACGGAATTTCTGAACTTCGCTCATCACTCACCCACTTTCCGTCCCTAATCCAGCCATGCACACACTCGCCAATCGTGCCGCCAGGATTGCAGTGAATCGACGGCGTGACGGTCAGTGGTTCGCGGCTCTGCACCGTCCAGCCCTGCGGTCCATTTGGGAGCATTGTCGTTAATTCCTCACCGTCTGTCTGCTTGCAGTTGTGCGTGAACCAAACGTGAACCTGGTCCTCGTCAAGTCGAAAACTGATTTGGTCGCTCATCCCTCGACCTTTCCGCGCAGTATTCCAGCGCCAATACGGTGTTCACAATTTCGCTCCGCACTGGGAGCAGAACGGTGTGGTCTGCTTGTGGTCGCAAGGTGAAACTGCGCGCTGGTTCACGTTCTCATCTTCAGGCAGACCGGTTTCCACTAGGTTCCCGTAGCAAATCTCGCCACCCTCGAACTTGCCGCACTTAATCTGCAGTTGCTCAGTCGTGGGGTTCTTAAGCCATTGTGAGATTCCTGCAAAGACGCGGTAGCCCACCTTGAGGGTGAGTTTTGCCGAGATGCCCATACCAGCCGAGATGCTCGTACCAGCCGAGATGCCCCAACCAGCCGAGATGCTCGTACCAGCCGAGATGCTCCCACCAGCCGAGATGCCCATACCAGCCGAGATGCTCCCACCAGCCGAGATGTCCGTACCAGCCGAGATGCCCCAACCAGCCGAGATGCCCCCACCAGCCGAGATGTCCGTACCAGCCGAGATGCCCCAACCAGCCGAGATGCTCGTACCACGATCTGCGACAATCCTTCCGCTGACCCGTAGCCGCTTGAACTTCACCCAACCGAGTCCGCCTTCAATCTCGATTGAGCCTTCGTACTTCGTGGTGAAGTCAATCTCTCCGATGTACTCACCGTTATTAAAATCCTTCTTGGTTAATTTCATTCCTTTTCCTTTGTGTCGTGTAGGGGTGCTGCGGTCAACGCTTTGAGGGCGTATTCGCGTTTGGTCCACCCTTGCGCCGTGCCGTGGGCGCTTCGATGATTGGCTCTGAGTCGATTACGACTTTTTTGCTTCCCGGGGACAAAACCAGCGTCGTGTCGTCAAACCATTCACCCTTTGCCGAACCGTCGCCATCCTTGTTCAGTTTCTTTGGTCGAAGGCACGACTGGTCGCATCCAGTGAGATAGGACGCCTTGCCAACGCACACACCCTCGAACCCGCTCAAGATATCTTGATAGGTGTGGCCCAATTCCGTTACTGTCTTGCTCATTGATTTTCTCCTTGTTCGTCGGATTGTTCCGAATTGTCGTTTTGTATGGGGACTACTTCATCGGACTCAAGAAGGCGCAGAACCTTCAAGTAGGCGTGCATCTTCCCCACGGCTGAAGTGTCCGGTCCCATTTCCCGCTGCCTTTCCGCTTCAGCCGTCTTGAATAGTCGCGTCACTCTTTCAATCAATTCGCACTTCTGGGCCAAGAGCGCGTCATACTTCGGCTTGGGAACCCACTCCCATACACCGTCAGAGACTTTGGCTGCGTCAGCGAGTTGGGCCTTGAGCGCGTCGATTTTATCGTCACGCGAATCCCTGTCGGCCTTTAACTCTTCAATCAGTCGATGCTTCCGCTCACATTCCTCTGTGAGGTTTTCGTTCATTCTCAAGAGCGCGTCAGCGCGTTTTCTTTCCTCATCGGCAACATTGAGCCACCAAATCTCGCCCGGACTTCGCAAAATCGCTGTGTGCAATTTCTCGTTCTCGGCCTTGAGCGCGTCACGCTCGGCCAAGACTCCGAGCAATTTGCCTTCTGCCACGGCCTTCCATTCTTCACACTCGGCGTTGGCGTAAAAAGCCATGTGAGCCAAAGCGTGTGCGTACTGCGCTGGCACGTTCTCGCTTGCCCGTGGCTCTAAAAACGCCGCAACCATTTCGGCGTCGTACCCAATGTGGTCGCTCATCACTCACCTTCCTTTGTGGCGCAGTATTCGTGGTCGCTGTGTTCTAGGGGTAATACGTCACTGTCCAAAATGGCGCGAATATGGTTTTTCAAGTCGGTACGAGAAAAGGGAACAGGGTGAGTTGGTGTGGCTCTGTCATTATCAATAAGTTGTCGCACTGATTCAATCTTGGCCTTGAGCGCAGCGTTCTTGGCCTTGAGCGCGTCACGCTCGGCGGTCAGGGCCAGATTCTTCACGGCTAGCGCGTGACCGTCGTGATCGTTACCGCATGAGAAACAGAAACTCATCACTCACCTTCCTCAAACGCTCGTGGGTTCTTTTCACGCTCACGTCGCGCCAATTCAAAATAACCACTCGCCCCCAGAATCGCGGCATCGGCGCGGGATTGACGGTCCTCTAGGTACTCATCACGGGAGTCGCTCATCACTCACCTTCCTTCGTGGCGTCAAGAATCTCGCCAAGCGGCTCATAATCCAAATCAGGACGACGCATAAAGGTGGCGATTATTGACGTATGAAGACAACCCTCTTCGCTCGCTTCATCTAAACGCTTCAATGCTTTTTGAATCTGCTCCTTGAGCATCACGTTCTCGGCCTTGAGCGTGTCATACTTCGGCTTTGGCACCCACTCCCACACACCGTCAGAGACTTTGGCTGCGTCAGCGAGTTGAGCCTTGAGCGCGTCACGCTCTGCGACACCGGCCTCGTAGGTGAAACCGTCGAGTGCGTCTTGGAGAGATTGAGCGAGGGCTTGGGCTGCGGCGAGTGATGGGATACCGGACTTCATTGACTCATACCTTTCCGGTTCGTTGAACTCAGTGACACCTTGCCAGAGCAGTTCAAACGTCGCACTCTTGCCGGGCTGTTCAATCATCCACCGCCCCGCTGACCACCACGAGAAGTTTCCGTAAGTCGCATCCCACTCCAACACCGTTCGCGCTGGTATCACTGGATCAGTCATTTTGACCCCCACACAATCGCGCGGTACTTGCGTGATCGTGAACGAATAGTCACGCGACGCCCCACCTCCGTCACGAGACCACGGCGACGCAGGTAACGCCGCGCATTACGCACACGCCACGTGGGCACGCCAAGAATAAGGGCTAAGTCGCCATCGGTCAGTGGCCCTTGTGTGAGGACCGAGTACACATCTTCGGTAAACCTATTCATCGTCCACCGGCCCTATGTAACGGACGTAGGTAGTCCATACCTTCACACCGTCATGTCTCGCAGATCGGTACTGACGCTCCCAGAGTGCGCCCTTGGTCTGGTGCGGCTGCTTCGGGTTTGGCCCGTCGCCCCACTTCAACCATTCGCCGGGGTGTTCAATGCACCAGTTGACCTTTGCCACACTCTCTAACCCACGGTTCTTAGGCGGCGGTGCTTCGTTGATGATGAGTTCGTTATTACCTGACATTCTCAAACCTTTCGGGGACTATGCCGAACCAGCGTGTAACTTGCTCTTCGGGCTTGAACTTCTCGGCACCGATGGAACACCGAACAACGCACGTGCCATCGGCAAGGACTATGAGGAACCAACAGTGGTTATGCTCCGGCGACACGGCTACGCACCTTCGCCAGAATCTTCTCGCAGTCCTCGTCGGTCAAACCACGGAATCCGGGGTACTCGTACCCAATGGCGTCGCTAAAAAACTCGGTGCGGTCGCCCGCCTCCATGCTTTTTATCGTTTTGTCGTTCTTTACCTCTAATTGAAGGGGGCTGAAGGGGTTTTCACTGTGAGTTTGGTCCTCTTCTGGCTTTTGCGAGCCTCTAGGGGTCTTTTTGGCCGTGCTACGGGAGGATGCGGCGTTCCCATCGTCGTCCTCTGCTACAAGGCCCAAAATCGTCATGTAGGAGTAGCGCCGGGCGTAGGTGATGGCCGATCCCTGCGCTTGGGGGTCAGGCTTCGCCAATAACAGCCTCATGCGAGTTAGAACATACTCGCCTGAAATGTGGAACAGGCAGGTCTCTAGGACATCGAACACCATGCCGTCAGCGGTGTCGAACTGCACACTCTGGCGTACCGCTAACTCGTGGTCGCGCAGGATGGGTTCAATGGCGTCCATCACGTCAGACAGCGACGCGTACTTACTATGAAAAAAGTCATTCTCCTGACCCTTCACGATGGCCGGGAACTCGACACGCGCACGAAACAACGCGGCGTCAAGGTTGGGGGTGTCACTCATCGGCATGTAATTCTCCTTCTAATTTTCTCTGTTCAGCAATGGCGGCTTTCGCCATCTTTTCAATCTTGATCTTCGCGCCATGAATGTCGTTGGCGACGATGTTGAACGTGGCCTTGTCCATGCGCGAAAGTAAGTCCTCACGGTTGAGTTGTACTTGGTTGTACGCCTCGTGCAACGCGGTATGTATCGCCATGCACTCGCCAATGGTGAACGAGGGTAGTGCGTTCAATTTCTCCTTGGCGTCATCGTTCGGGTCGCCAATGACGTTTCCCTCAAGGTCAAACAGTGGCATCGCGCACCGCCTTGAAGTCGTCGCATCGACAGTCGTAGGTGACGACAGTAGTCATACTCCCCGGAGAGAGATTACTTGCCTCTAGGGAAGTAGTCCTCTCTACGTGCGCCTCACACGGGTCAACATTGCGCTCCGTGGTGCGTCCGGGGTCAAGTGTCATGGGTACGTGCGCGGTACGCGGGTGCCCACACTCGCATTGATTAGGCTTCACTCTTGCTCCTTATCTGTAGGTACGAATCCTTCTTGTGCAACAGACCTTCGCCGTCGCTCTCACACAGGTCGCGGTACTTGCAGTACGCAGGGTCACAGCGCCAGTTACTACTGTCGGCGTACAGACGAATCTCGTCACCGTTGTCGTCACGCGCGAATCGCTGAGGCAGGTAGCCCTCTTCGATTTCGACCGCTGCTTCGGTGAGCCGTTCAATCTCGGCGCGAGCCATGGGTTCCCAATACTCACGTTCGATGTGGAACTCACCCATGAAGCGGTCGAGGTCGTCAATGCCCATGGCTTCTGCCGCGCCCTGCTTCACCGGCTCGTACGTGATGACGCCCATGATGAGCAGTTCGATACGAATACCGTGCTTCTCTTCGAGCGCCAACGCGTTCATACCCGCTTGCGTGATAGCCGAGAGCGAGGGGCCTTGCGCCGCGACCTTCTGGGCACTATTGAACATGCCCTTGTAGCCCATGGCTTTCTTGAAGGGGAACTCTCCCATGGTCTTGAGTTCAAAGAGGCACCAGCCCCATCTTTTAAGGTCAATAAGTCCATCCGTGTGACCCGAGATGTACTGGTTCACTTGGCTTGGTTCCTCGAAACGCGCCAGAGGGTCGAAGGCCGCAATCTCGCGTTGCAGCGCCTCGTGGATCAGGGTGCCAAGGTTCATCACCCACGCGCCCGTGACCGGCGTGGGGTTCGACGGCTCGGCCTCGAAGTAGTCGTACGCCATCTGGCGCGTACATCCGAACGCACCCGAGTACCGCATGATGGTGTTGAACGCGGTGGGCTTAGGGGTCTGGGAATCCTTGAGGAATTTCTTGGCTAGAAGGTGCGTCAGCACCGGCTCTCGCACAGGCTCCATATATCTCCTTTAGTAGAGACATAGTGTACGCCTTATGCGAAGTTAGAGTTGGATTTATTACTGAGAAGTCTCTCAGGGACCAAGACGGTCCACGATGAAAGTGCCCTTGGTCGCCGCTGCGGTCTTGGTGGTGTCGAGTCCACTGACACCGGGCTGACCATCCCACGCCCATGTCCACTTACCGGGCAATCCGTACGAACCAATTATGGCGTGGTAGAGACCCGTCCCGTCGCGGACGATGGTGTACGTGGGGTCAGGTGGCGTCGCGCCGTGGGTGTACGTGAACGAACCTTGTAGCACGTTCTCAATCCAATACTGGAACGTCACTACGTCAGGGTCAACCGCCGCACCCGCGAAGTCCACGAACGGCGCAGGGGCAGCCCCGAACTCATCGCTCGCGGCGGTGTAGAACTTGATGGATGAACCGGCAACGGGAAGAAATGACATGGCTACTCCTGTACCCCCACAGTAGCCCCGAAGGTCGATATTTCCGCTGTAGCCGCCAACACTGCGGTCCCGGCTGCACCCGCGAACGGGGCGACACTCATTGATCCGCTGAGTACGGTACTACTCACTGACCCATTCAGTACGCACACGAGCGCCGAGCCAAAGACCTGACCGGGGTTGCCCGGAGGCGGTGGCCCCGTGACCGTGCCGGTAGCCGAATAAAGATAGACCGCGCCACCATTTACGGGGGCGTAGATGGTGCCACTACCCGAGGCGCTGTAGACGTACGTGGTGCTTGAACCCGTGCTTAGTCCGACCGCACCTGAGGCTGAGTACACGTACCCACCCGTGCCGCTGATCTTGAGACCTACGGTTCCACTCGCGGAATAGATATAGGTGGACGACGTGCCCACGCCGAGTTTGGTCAGACCGCTCGCGGAGTAGAGGTAAGCACCTGTGCCAGAGACCTGTAGTGCAACTGCACCAGCGCCCGAGTACACGTACGTCGTGCCAGCACCCACGCCAAGTTCGAGAGCGCCTGAGCCGGTGTAGGGGTAGGTAGCGGACCCTCCGACACCAAGACCTACCGCCCCGCTCGCGGAGTAGAGGTACGCACCTGCGCCACTCGCCAACGGAATCGCCACGCCACCCGAGGCGCTGTAGACGTACGTGGTGCTGGAACCTGACAACTTGAGGGACGCAAGACCGCTGCCGGTGTAGACGTACGTGGTGGTGCTGGTGAGCGGGAACGTCGCGGCACCTGACGCTGAGTAGAGGTACGTCGCACTAGCGGACACGCTGAGTTGCACGGTCCCGCTCGCGGAGTAGTTGTAAGTAGTCGCTGCACCGACGTTGAGTGCTGTCGCACCACTGGCTGAGTAGATGTACGCACCCGTGCCCGCCACTTGTAATGCGAGAGCGCCGGAGCCGGTGTACGAGTACGTCGCTGACGCCGCGACATTCAGATCAGCGAGACCGCTCCCAGAGAAGGTGTAGACGACCGACGCCGAGACATTCAGTGGCAGGGTCGGTTGTCGCCTGTGCGGTACAGGAAAGGACCTGCCTAGCCTCGCCACTTACGCCACCCTAGGAACTACGAACCCTCGCTCCGGTTCCCACAGACCTGATTCACGCTTGAAATAGTTGTTGGCTCGACGTACTGCGGCGGGCAGACCTTTGGGACGTGGGCGAAGGGATGAAGCGAAAGTGAGAGCAGCGCCTAGACCGTCATACGAAAATGAGGTGGGGGTGATTGACCAACTAGCCGTAAGTGTTGACCCCGACGATGCGATTTGGTGGGCAAGACCCGCACCTGGAGACGAGCTTCCCCCGTTCCAATAAGTAGAAGCCGTGTCCGGCACCCAGGGCGTCGTCGGGTTTGCCGTTATCTGGTGACCAGCACAACACCCGACGACGGCTAATTGTCCAGCAGCGGGGGTCACTGACGCGCTGGGTGTAGTGCTAGTGCCGGTGGTGGCGTTCACGCTTCCGGCTGCACTAAAGGCTGAACTCCATTCTTGGGCGCACGCGGTCCATGCTGCCCCCGACGCCCATGTAACGGTGATGTTTCCCCCTGCCCCCGTTGCTGACGCGCAATACCAAAACTCAATAGCGAGCGAGGCGAATGTATTGCTTCGCCCTATGAACACGAAGGTTCCGATGCTTGAAGTCAAGGCCGTAACGGTATCACCCGCACTACCACCTTGTCCGCAAACTGCGACAAGAACTCCATTACCAATCGTGGTGTTAGAAGAAAACACGTTGTACGCAGTACCAGAAGCGGTGGAGGTACTCGCCGTGCTGTCTTGAACCAACGAGGCCATTGACTACCTACCCTCGAAAGCGAACCTCATCAGTCACCACCGATTGAGTAGATGACGTAGCAGTAGGCATTGACCGCAGTACCAGCGGTGACACGGATTCGGGCGTAGTTCGCAGCAGGGACGTAGAAACCCTGACCCAGCGGGAACTGCTTGAGGTACTGGTTCGTGGGCGCGATAAGTTGAAGGTCGCCCGAGCGAACGGGTGCGGCGACCGTGCCTTCTGCCGAGGCAGTGTAGCCCGAGGTCGTGGTACCGATGGAAAGCCCACCCGTGGTCACGCCAGAATCCACGATGCCCGAGTAGCAGGTGATGTCGTTGGCGACAAAAGCGGTAACAGTCGCAGCGACGGTGCCAGAGTCACAGAGTTCTACTTCAATGGGCGTGGCGGCGGCTGAACCGTCAAAGGAGATGCCCCACTCGATGATTGTCAGACCGTTCCCGTTGCCCTTCAACTGAAGCAAGGTCTTGATACTCGTGCCGGTCGTGACCTTTACCGGCGCAGCAGCACCAGCCGACGCCCCGTTGTTGACGCGATAGAGGACGGACACGGGCTAGACCGCCGAAGTCGGTGGTGTCCAGCCTGCCGAAACGAACGCATCACGCGCTGCCTGTACTGGGCCAACAGCGGGCGGTGGCGTGTCAACGAGGCCGAGGGTCTGACCAACGCCGTGAATGAGGCCCACGACCTCATCTATGTGTTCGACGGGAACCGCGATGTACTTGGGGGCCACGCTGTAGGTCGTGCCGTCAGCGGTCGTCACGGCACCGTTGAACGTGTCGGGGGTCATCACGATCAGGTGCGTGTGCTGAGTGATGTCCTCGCCCTGCATACCGGGGTGGTCGGAGAAGTCGATGACGAAGTGCGGCGAACCGTCAGGGTTCGTACCGGACTGTGTGGTGGTTGGCGTGTAGTCAGACATGAGTTCTCCTAACCCTGCACCGAAGTTGAGATACCGGCGATGGACACGACCACCGTACAAGAGGTCGGTGGCACGAGAGTTGCCGACAGAGCACCACCGCAGAGCCACGTCGAGTGACCAGCGGCCCACACGCCGAAGTAACCGAGAGTGCCGCTCCACGCGGTTGACGTGAATGACGCCGCCGCGTTAGGTCCAGTCTTGACGCCCGAAGATGACGCACCGAACTGGACGACCTGATACGAGTAGCCGGTGCCGGTTTCCTCGTTGGCCCCAGTGTTGCCCGGACCAGTCGAGATGTGCAGCGAAAGGTCCACGTTGGTAGACGCGGCGATAATCGCGTCCATCGCCGCTGATGCGGTGGTTGCGGTGAGATATGTCAAGGCCAAGGGGAGCCTCCTGTTCTACGGCCTACGTTACCTACTTGGTATTTTTGAGTTGCCGTAATTTCTCTCGGGCGTCCTGCCCATCAAGACTGCTCTGCAGCGAGACCTCACGGGCGCCTTGAGCGTCGAGTGATTGTTGCACCAACAAACCAGCGACCACCAATTTGCTTACCAAATCACGGGTTTCCTCCGCGAGAGCCTTGGTCTCACGAGCGGTGCCGTTCGCCGCCTTTTGCCAGTCTCCCATACGTTTCAACTCTTGGGTGTTGGAATGAAGTCCCTGCTCTACCGCCTGCATACGAATCGCGGCGGGGGGCACATCTACCGTCACCCCCGGAACCCCCGCGACGCCGTAGATGAACGCGTCGTTGGACTTCTTACGATCAGCGGCGGCCTTGGCCCGCTCTTCGCGTTCCTTCTCACGGTCCTTAAAGAGCGGACGCACGTAGAGGAAATACAACGTCAGCCACGTGGCAGCGACCCCCGAAAGGATAGACACATACGTCACCCAGTCACGGGAGAAAGCGGTGTGGGCGAGCGCAAGCACTAGGGCTTCTCGTGGGCCTTGATGACACTCTGCACGAACAAGACAGTCGAGTTGTCCACCACGGCCCCGTGGGAGAGGTTGACCCTCACGCTGTTCCATCCATGCTTTCTGGCATACGCCATGCTCACGAGACTCGCGTCAATCGTGTGGCCTAGCAGGCGGATTGAGTCAGCGAACTGCCACGCCGAGCAGAGGACGCTCGTGCCGTCAAGGTCGATGACTGGCAACTTACGCTTCCATTGAATCTCGTTGAACGCAGGTGTGACCTGCACGTAGTCCGCCAAGAACCAATCGACCGCACGAGCATTGACCTTCAACTTACGCAGTTCAATGGCACATTCCACGAGGTAGTCGTACGATCCGTAGATGGTCGGCGTACGGTGCGCCTTGAGTTCTGCGTACGCCCACGCAGCGACGGGCACAGGTCCCGCGTTACCGAGTTCGCAGTCCGCGATGTCAGCACCGGGCTTGACATCGACCGTGACCGAAAGGACCTTGGTGGGCTTGCCCTTGAACTTCTCATTGAGCGGTCCCCACGTCTGGTACTCGCCGTCCACGTAACCGAGAGCGAGGTCGCCAGTCGGCACCGCCTCCCACGTCACGCTGTCAAAACACTTCAATAACTTCGCCATTGTCTCTCCTCTAGCCCTTCATACAACCATAACTACTTGCATCTGTTGAGTCACTTCAACCACCCTCGTCACTGAGGTAGTGGGGTCTGAACTCCACCACATATTCCCGTCAGAACCGATTACCCCGCATATCGGGTATGCGGGTGTACCCCCCGTATTGGGGGGGCTCGTGCCACTCTGTCGGAACGTGTAGGTGTTAAAGGTTGATGACGACGTTACCTGATAGAGATTGAAGTTCCCGTAGTCACCGAACCACGGGAGTCCGTCAGGACCAAGTATCGCCCCCCGACAACTCGCGCCACCAGGAAGAGAGATTGTCGCAAGAAGTGTACCCGAAGGGCTGACCCGGTAGAGATTTGCACCACCGAGCCAGAAATTACCGCTCCCGTCCGGGGTGATTGAATACGTGGTGGTGTCCGAGGTTATGTACCATGCGGTGATTGTCCCAGACATATCGACACGCTGAAAGTAACCGTCGCCCGTACTCCATAGGTACGTTCCGTCGCTGTATTGCTGACTGTATTGGAGACGGTGAATTGCGTGATCGCGTGCGTGCCAATGTCAAAGCGAACCATAGCGGCGGGAATGCCGATGCCGAACCACACATTGCCGTCGGGTCCGGTGATACACGGGCCAATCGCTGAACTGGTAATAGAGGAAATAACTCGCTACTTCCGAAGCGGTCGATTGACTTATTTTGTGGAGTTGGCAATTACCCGCTGCTTCGGTGGTCACGTACATATAGCCGTCTGAACCCTGGCATATTCCCACGCCACCGCCACTGCTGATGCCACCTAGGGTCGTCACACCCGCTGGTGTGGTTTTCCAGACGTTACTAGCGTTGTCACACGCCCATATGTTCCCGTCTGAGCCAAGACAACACTGTTGAGTGTTCGTCCCACCAATTCCCGGCCCGTAGTTCGTGAATGTTAAAGTCGTCACGACACTGACTCATTGAATACGAAGTCAACCGTCAAACCTACTGGGCTACCCGAGATTGTCTCGATGACGATGGAGAACTGGTCAAGGTCGAGAAGGTCGAGGCTCGCGCTATTCGCGGGCGCTTCGGTAAGCGACGTACTCACGCTGAGACTCGTGACGCCAAAGTACGTGTTCGTTACGTCGGTGCCATTGATAAAGACCTTGAAGGTACACGACCCCGCGCCAAGAACTTTGGTGATGCTCAGTAGAGCCTTGGTCTCACCGTCTTGGAAGTGAACGGTAAAAGGGGGGATGGCGATTCCTCCGCCCGAGACTGTGTTGATAGGACCCGCGATGCAGTACGTCCTCGTCGTGGTCTTGGAGTACGTCACGACTAACTCGTAGGTGCTTCATTCAGTGTGTAAGGAGCAAGGGTCGTGATGGTGACGATGAAGTCACCCTCGTAACCACCGTTGTAGTTGTCACGTAGTTTGTGCGGGAGCCAGTCCGTGAGCGCCACAACGCCGATGGCGGACAACGGACCTTCCGTGTACGTGATGATGGTCTGGGTCGTACGCAACTCATCGAACCATGCCACGGTCTCGTACGAGTCAGTGAACTCTTCGCCACCTTCAACCACGTTCACGTCGAAGTTCTGAATGACCAGCATGATGTTGGTGCCAGAGACAATCGCGGGCCACGATTGAAGCGTCCAGCGGTGCCACGTTGGGCTGTAGACATGCGTCGAGTCGCTGTACATAGTGAACTCGACTTCGAACTGATCCGCTTGCACGTACGGCAGGGGCATAGAGACCTGTTTGTCGTCGCCGTACGTGTACGAATCAAGCACCTGCGCTCCGGCCCCGTTGGGGTCGAGAGGGTCAAGGTACACCGTGGCGGTGGCGTAACTGGTGCTAGGTGTCACCACGTCGTAGTTGAAGAACACCGCAATCTTGGGGTCAGAGAGGCCGTAGTCAAACACGCCCGAGTAGAACGAACCCGAAGGCACGTACTGGCTGACGATGAGGTTGCCCCCCTCATTCGTCGCGTAGGGACCGTAGACGCCAAGACTCGCCACAGCCATGATGGGGATGTTGAGGTTGGGGTCCCAGTCAAGGGAGTTGATGAGACCTTGACCCGTGACCATGAGGTCACTCGCGTACGCAGGGGCAAGAGCGTCCCCGTTGATGTTCGTTTGTAGGTCGAGTTTGCCGAGACCCGTTGAAGAGCCGTCGTAGTTATTCCACGCGAACCACACGTAGCGACCGTCACCCACGATGGCGGTCACGGGTTGTGTCACGGGTTGCAATATGTTCGGGCTGAGCGGCCCTGATTTCAAGTCACCCGTCGCCGTCGCGGTCGGGTCGTAGATTGAAAGCGTCTGGCACATTCGGATACCACGGTTGGTGCCAACGAAGATGTAGTTCAAGTACGAACTCACGCACGTGGGGTACTCGTCCGGTGACATGGGGAGCGCCTGTACCGGCGTGTCGAGCGCCCATGGTTGAGCCACGATGGAGTTCGTGATAGTGGTCACGCCTGTCTCGGTGGTCGTTGATGACCCCAAAAGGGACGAGCGGTACACACACCCTGAGTACCCGTTCCCGTTGGCCGACTTCACGTATCCACCGATGTAGATTTGTGTCTCACCGCCCGTGGCCGACGACCACACGTAGTTGGGGTTGTCGTGCGTGAAGAGAACGTCCGGTGGCAAATCAGCGGTAACCGAAGCGGTACTTCCCCCCTGTGCTGCGCACCCCGTTATGAGCGGAGCGGAGATGGTGAATTCGGTGTCGCTAATTACTGATTGCACGGTGAATGTCGCGTTGTACCCACTCGTTACGTCCGTAGCCACGGTGTTCAACCATCCTGTCGCCAAGGCACGAGGTCCAAACTTGGTGGTTGTGTATGTGTATGCGTACGGGGACGTGGAGGACACGCTGAGGATGACAACCGTTTCAGTTCGACCCACCTGAACGCCAGTGAAGTAGTTAGTCACCGTCACTGTGTCGCCCACACTAAAACCCGAAGGCTCACCCGTACTAGGAGTAGCAGTTGCCGTACTCCCACTAAGCGTCAGGTTTCCGCCACCACCGGATGCGGCGTTTGATTGGCCCCTCACCCCCGCGAGCGTTACCTGCTGCTTGGCCTGTAGTTGTGAGCAACCACCGGCTGCACAGTACACCGTGGCCGTACCCGCTGAGTTGGTGATATTGGTGATGACGAGACTGACGTTATTCGTGGTGGGGGCAGTCCCAAAAATAGGTGCGCTCGTCGCGCTGCGTGGCTGGAACGCGTAGATGCGGTTGCCGTAATACGGCACCGAAAGGTTCTGGTGTGAGGACGCGAGCAACTGGTCGTTCGCCCACGCCACCATGTCGTAACCACCGCCGTACCCCGTCGAAGTGTCCGGGGCTGCGTACAACTGGAATACGGGATGGCCGCTCACGAGGTTCGCGGGGTTGCCGAACCACAAGCCGGTGTCGGTAGCGATGTACGCGTACGTGTCGTTCGTGGCGATACCACGGATCGCGCTTGGCGAACTACCGCCGTATGTCGTCGTGTCGAATGTGAACGTCACCGCGTTCCACGAAGAGTCGTAGCGAGTAGCGCCCGCGTTGGTCGTCACAATCACGTAGTCACCACATCGACTCATCTTGAGTGACGAGTCCACGGTTCCGCTGTCCAAGCGGTGAGTGTCGGGCAACAGGGTCGCTTGCATGGGGAACGAGAACACGTCCACGCCCTTGCTCGCACGGAATCGGGTCGCGTCACTGTCACGCCTGCGGTCAAGGTATTGCTGGCCCGCACCCATTGAGAGTTCTACCTGCTCACGACGCCACAGACCTTCGGTGTTGACCATCCCCTCGCCGGGAACGTTGTCGAGTGAGATGCTGTCGCGCTGCGTAGGAATCGAGCGGTGACGAAATGCCTCACGGCGGTACGGCTCGAACGATGTGTCAACGGGGAACTGCCTCGTGCCGAGTGCGCCCGCCGCAATCTTGATGAGCGCGGGGTGAAAGTTCGTGGGGACGGTGGACATTACCAGCCTCGAACGAAGTACAACTGTTGTACTAGACGGTCAGCCTCTTCTTGGATACGGCGTGTACGCGTCTGCACGAGACCACTCGCGGAGTTCGTAATGGCACCAGCGGGAACTTCGGCGGCCTTGCGGGGATCAGGTTGACTCGCCATTCGGTTGCGCCCAATCTCCTGTGGCAGCGTCAAATCAATCTCTGCGCCGAGCGGTGGGATGTCCACCATGGTGTAAGCGAGGTTCGGCACCGTCGTCACCGTGTACCCATTGTTGGGGGGCGCAGGGTCGTTCACGACTGGGGTGTTGGTGATGTCGTCAGTCAGGTTGTACAGCGGGAGGAACGGAGCGGAGTACGTCACGTACAAAGGCAGACCGGGCCAGCCCGACTCATAGATGTACAAGCCCATGCTCGAAGGGAACACGCTCGCGTCAGGGTTGTAACGGTCCTCCACCCAACTCGTAATGGCGGGGTAGTTGCGGTAGGGAGGCGCAATCTTGAACCGGATTCCAAGCACTTCGATGTAGTTCGCGGGAAGCCCGCCAAGGTCGTAACCCATGAACGTCGGGTTGTAGGTAATCTGCGCTACGCCTACTCGATAAAGACCACTCGCGGATAGTGAGCGTAGATCATCATTGATGGCGACCGCGATGTCGTAGCGCGAGTACTGAGGGTTGATGTAGCAGTACGCGTTCGCGCTGTGCGCGGCAGGAAGCGACCCACCGTACCCACGCTCAACTGTGACGGTCAGCGCCTCCGCGTTCCACGAGATGACCGACATGACCTCAAGGTCACACGCGAACAGTGTGCCGGGTCCAATGCTGTTGGACTGTGGACCCTGCACACTGAACGTCGTTGCCGTGTTGGTGATGCCAGAGGGCAGGTACACGAAACGCTCACGCACGTTACCCATCACTCTTCGGTAGACCTTCTCAATGAGGTCGCTGAAAAGAGTGCCCTCAGTCAGTACGGTCATTAGTCGATTGCATCTCCTTTGACGACTGCTCCTTGCAGGTCGTCCAACTTCGCACCGAGTTTCGCGTTGCCACCAAGGTTCTGACCAGTTTCGGCCTCCCACTTGCTCGCGGCGCGTGACTCTAGTTCTGCGGCACCCTTCGTTGCCTTAGGCTGTAGACCATCTTGACGTAGACGCTTGTACGCGGCGAGGTCTTTGACGGTGGTCTTTTCCCACTCCTTACGCTCGACCACCTGAGGCTTACGAGTGGGCATGGCGCTTGACGCGAACCCCACATTCGCGGCCTTGCAGCCAAAGCAATTCTCAGGACACATGCCCGCGTTGTGACGGTGCATGACCTCAGTCCCATCTTCAAGAGTCACAATCATGTGATGCAGTCTCCATACCCTCCGGCGGTTAGTGCCGCTGCCTCTACTGTTGATACAACCGTAACCCCTTGATAAATCTTCACGATGTAAGGGTTCTGGTAAATCTTCTCTTGCACGTGCTGACCCAGCGTGTAGTCGTAGTAGTACGCGATGGTGTACGGCGCACTCGGGTTAGACGGGTCCCACGGCAAGGGGATCGCGGTGTTCTCGTTCTCACTAGTGCCGGTGTCTTGACGGTACGTGCCGTCCGACAACAGGTACACAGTGGCGTAGCGTTTGCGGTTCGGGAAGTACCGGAACAGCGCACGAGCGACGCCCTGTGACTCAGGGAGAATCGGTGGTGTGTCCGTTAGGACTGGCGGTGTGAATGTAGGCACGATGCCTACTTCGCGTTACGCCCACCTGAAGTGTTGTAGTGCTGCTCAGGTGGTGGGTTCTCGCCTACGGGCATTGTGGTGCGCGTGTAGCCGCCCCAGTCGAACTGTTCTTCGAGGGTAGTTGGCCCCATGTCAACGGCTTCGTCGGCGTCGCTCTTACGAGCGTCCACGTCGAATACGTCGCTGTAACGGTCGGGCATTATTCCTCGCCTTCGCTGCGGGTTCTAAAGGGCATACCGAACTTCACGCCACCGTACTGAATCTCGGTGATGTCACTCGTCGTGTAGGGCTTACCCTTATCGACGTTCGTGTTGGCCTCTACGCCACGCAGATCGCGCGTTGGTCCGGGGTTACCGGGCGTACGCAACTTGGGGTCTACGACGCTCTCGCCCTCGCCACGCATGTACTTGGCTTCAACTGGCTTCGCTGTCTTGTCCACTCTCGTCCTTCCAGTCCGGTCCGAACTGCTCGTCTAGGGGGACAAGCAAGCCCGTAGTCAGGTCGGTGAGGCGGTTGCACTTGTGGTTTAGGCAACGCAACTCGTTCACCGCAAACTGTACGTCCATGCTGCCGCACGCGGCACATGCTCTGACTACGGGCATACTTGTTCCTTTCTCGATAACCCTTTAAGGGGTTATTCCATCGAACCGCCGGTACCAGTGGTACCAAGGTCGATTGCTGGGTCGTCAGTCGTACCCGTGTTCTGGGTCTCACTGATCGTTGAGTTCAGCAACGACGCACTCTCGATACGCATGACCGCAGCGGTACGGAATGGTGAGTAACCACCAAGCCAGTACCAACCGAGCGGCACAAGACGACGCAAGTGGTCGGTGATGGGTCCGGGAATGATGTGCGGCACGGGACCGTTGCCATCGGAAATCGAGTGCGCCTTGGCGAGCGACTGACGACCGACGACAAGCGTCGCGTACACGTTGATCCCCGAGGCACCCGTTCCCTGAAGCACAGGCGCACGAGGGGTCTCGATGAAGCGGATTCCTTCGAAGGAACCAAGTTCACCAGTCCAAATCTCGTTTGGCTGTGAGTAGGTGTGCGGCGCGCGCCACCCAAGGCTCTGCGTGTTGGTCAACGCTTCGCCCTGTAGGTCGGCCACAATGTCGGGGTGGACGTAGCCAATGTACATTCCGCCGAATGTCGCAACGTTGGCCGAGCGAAGAATCGCACGGGCCACGCGAAGATCAATCGACGCAATGGTGTTGGAAGTGGTCACACCGACACGGGTTGTCACCGCTGATTGTGGTGTCGTCGCGCCAAGCCCTGAGGCGTACAACACCTGAGAACCTGAGTCGAGACCCGCACGAGCGATGGTGTCGAGGGAAACTCCCGCGTTGTACCCAACGACGTTGGCAACCATTGGGTCGATGTCGAGGTACGAAGTACCACGCAACTTGGCGGTTGTCACAACGGCGTTACCGTACTCAACGAGAGTAACCGTGATGGTGGAGTCCGACATCGAGACAGCCGACACGTCGGTTGTTTCGGACAGCGGAGTAATGGCAATCGCAAGGTCGTTGACGATGGTGAACTGCACCGCCGAACCGTTCATGCTCTGATTCGTACTGCGAACGTCCGCAGCCTGATCGAAGTACAACTCGGGACGGAGGGCGAAGTACGCCATCTTGTCATAGGCCGTCTGCGAAAGGGTAAGGGAACTTACCTGTGTATATGAGTCAGCCATTTGCTGAAACCTCTTTCGTGACTAGGTGTTTAGCCCCGAAAATAGTTAGAGTTCTGTGCCGTAGACCCGTTCGTACTCTTGCGCCAACTGCTGAATTTCCTCAGGTGTTTTGGCTTTCGCCATCTTCGCCTGTAGTTCTTCCCAAGGGTTCACGCTCGATGAGCCTGTACCACTGGTTGCCTGTTGGATGCGCTTGAGTTCGTCTAGTTCTGCCTGCTTGGCAGGGTCAACCGCTGGTGGCGTAATCGCAATACCGCGCTTTGTAGCCTCTTCCAGCACCGCTTCTGCGGTAGCCGGACCTTTGTACAACTCGCGGAACATACGACCAGCCGGGTCGTCAGGAATCTTGACCTCATCGAACACTCGACCGAGTGTTACTTGAGTCTCGAACTCTTGGAGCCGCTTCAATTCCCGCTGACTCTTCTGTGCGGTCTTGATGACCTCACGAAGCCTTGGGTCTAGAACCTGCTCTTCGATTTCCTCATCGGTGAACTCTGCCATGAACTCGCCCTTTCTCGGGATACGCGTAATGCGGAGGGGCCGCACCACGGAATTTCCTAAAGCAACGCACACTTACGCACTTCCGGTTGTGCAACCCGAAAGCGAACAGGTATGAACGGCTCACGCAACTGGCCGGTTGCGGCAGAACACCTTGCCCCCAGAGTACACAAAAAAATCAGCGAGTCAAGGATTGTGCGTGATTAGGTCGGACTCGAACCAACACCAGTAACGCCCTTGGCGTCCTCTTGGTACCCACCACCACGGTCAAACGGTGCTGCACGCCCCGCTTCCGCACGCCCTACCGCGATCTGGTCAGCGACTTGGTTACCACCACCAAAGCCCGCAATCTGTGAACCGATGAGTTGGTTCGTGTCGAGGTTCGGTGTACCCGCGCCGGGGTTGCTCTTGAGCAAGGCGCTGTCACGCGACGCCGTGAGCAGCGAACTCTCGATGCCGCTGACGCTCGCGCCCAGTTGGTTGTTCCCGGTGGTCGAGGACAGTTTCGCCATGTCCGCCAACTGGTTTGCGCCTCCCTGTGAAAGCCCTGTGAGGCCCACACGGTTCGCGTAGTCGGTCAACTCAGCGGACGCCACCTGACGCTGAAGGGTTGGCAGCGCCTTGGTCGGGTTCGCCCACATGGTCATCAACTGGCCCGGCGTGACGCCCTGCGCGTACAACGCCTGCTTCGTCCCAGTGTCAGAGTTCGCCACCGCAGCGTATACATCTTGTACACGTTGCTGGAATTCGGTGGGCGACACGTGACCCCGAAGAAGAGTACCGATTTCTTGCTGTGTCATAAACCCTGATGGCACACCATATTGGGTAGACGAATCAAGTAAAGACTGGCTATACGTCATGTACTGAGATTCGGTCATGTGGATGGCGTCAGGGCTGGCGTTGTACTCCGCGAGGCCGGGGAACGCTGCCTTGTAGGTCGGGGTCTGGCGAACGATGTTCATAATCTCGTTCACGTTCGTCATGGCCCCACTGGGGTTCGTGGCGAGTTTCTGGACCAACGCGCTCATCTCGGGAGTGTCGATACCCCACGTCGCTAGATCGTTGTCGGCGTCGGCCTCAGCGGTGTACTCGGCACTCGCAGAAGCCCCCACAATGGCCGCGTATTGCTCGTTGGCGCGGTTGTTCTCGATGATGCTGGTAAGCGCCTTGACCTGAGATTCGTTGGAAGAGTTCGAGTAGAACGCCTGCATATTGACGTTGCCAAGGTGCCCGTCCGCGCCCGACAAGACCTGCCACAGCGCCGACTTCTTGGCCGACATGGAGAATCCCTTGACGCTGCCCGTGAGTCCGGTCTTATCGAGAACGATTGTAGATACCGTGGGCGGCAGGTGGAGAATCGCGGAGTACAGCGTGTCGCCGCTCGACGGGACCCCATTCGTGGTACCGCCAACCGTGGCGGGGTCAATGATGGCACGCAGACCGTTGGCACCTTTGGGCGCTATCTTGTTGAGTTCGGGCAGCGCCGCTTGGTACGCCGCCTTGCCCATCCACGATTCGAGCAAAAGGTCGTTAGGGAGATAGACCGGAGGGGTCCCGCTCAACACCCCTTGAGTAGGCAGTTTGAGGGTTCCCCCTGAACCACCGCTCTTCTTCTTGGGGGCGGGCGCTGTGCCAGCGGGCACCTTTACTGGTGCAGGGATTCCGTTTCCAGCCATTAACTCTGCTCCTGCGCTGGCCCGGTGGGCTGGGCGTTGGGGTTAATCATTGAAGAATTCGAGTCCCCGCCATTGAACCCAGCACGAATCGCGTCCATTACCGAGCGCAGATTGCGCTGCCCGGCAGCGGTCTTAATCCACCCAAACGAGGGTTCGGCCATCAAGTGCTGCTTCCACTCATCGAGCGTCATGGGTACGGGGCGTCCCGTCTTGGGGTCACGGCCACCGCTGAGAGCCGCTGACGAGCGCGGATCGCCCACGAAGTCAGGCTCGAACTGGTCGCCTAGGACGCGCTTGCCTACCTGTCGGTAGGGGTCAAGAAGGTATCCGGTCTTGATGCCCGCGCGGATTTGAGGGGCCATGGTAGGGAAAAGGCCCGCTGCGGCTTCCTTCAGGTACGCCTCAAAAGCCTGTACTTTCTCGGGGTTCGCTTCTTTCCCATCGCCCACGATGGCCTTCAGGGTCTCTTCGCTCATGGGCACTTGGTAGTCGTGCGCGAGCGACGCCAACTGTTCTACCGTCATTGGCTCAGCGACAGGCTCCTGCTCGGTCATCCCGTCAGGCTCACCCGTCTTGGCTAGTGGCTTCACTTGTGTTGATGTATCACTCATGGCTGTCCTAGAGGTTTGAACGATCAAGAATTCCCTGCATCACATCGGTAATGAAAGGCACGTAAATCGCGTCACTCGGATTCTTTGCGAGTTCCTGAGCGTAGTTTTGCATTTCTCCATACCAGTTGTACGCAAACTGGTCACGCTCCGAACTGGTGGTCTTAGTGTTGTACTCCGCGATGGCCTGATTGGTGTATTTCACCAGTTCCCCGAAGTTGTCACGGATTTGCTTGCTGCCGAAAATAGAGTTCGACACCGCCTTGTCGTTCACCATCTCGCCCATCTGGGTGAGCGCCTGATCCTCTTGGTAGGTGTACAGCGTGCCCGTGTGGTACGAGAGCCAGACGGGGTTCGAAGCGATGCCGTAGGTGATAGCGGCCTGCTTCAACTGGGTAAGACCAGTCTCACTAGAGCCGTACTTCACCTTCAGGTAGCCGTTGTAATACTGTTGGCCCGCCTTGACCAGCATGGCGTCAATGAAGTCCTGTGACGTGTCCTGACCGCGCAGACCAAGATTCACGAGGGCCGTGTAGGTCGGCGCGTTGTAATGGTTCGTGCCGTCAATTGGCGTCTGTAGGTACGCAGCCGCGTAACTGTACCTACGCGTCAACTCGGGGTACTTCGTCACGAAGTCGAGCGTGGCCTTGGTCTCAGGCCAAGGGCCATAGAAGTCCGTACTGCGCGACACCACATCAAGGATGTGGCTCGGGTACTTCATCGCAAAGACCTGAAAGGCACGCTGGTAGCCGTCCGCTCCGCCGTACAGGGGTTCCCCGTCGGCCTTCTTGGTCGCAAGGATTTGTTCGAACTGTGGGTCCTTGCTGAAGGTCTCTTGGATGCTCGGAGACAGAGGCGAGAACATCGTCGCCACGAGTTTGCCCAGTTGCAACGACGCCGTTGACGCCTGCGCCTGATTGATGAACTGTTGCATGTGGTGAGGGTCGTTCATCCACGAAGAGAAAGCCTTGGAAGTAAGACCGTCGAGGATGTTCATGGCCTGCGTGCTTTTCATGACGCGTGCTTGGTTCGCTGCGGTGTCGCGCAACCCGTGCAACTTCAAGGTCTCTTTCATCGACTGTTCGAAGTGCGACTTGTAGTAGTTATCGCCCATGTTGTTCATCGCAAGAAGCATGGTGGACATAGAAGATGAGTCAGCGTGAGGGTCTACTTCGGACATGATGAGGTCGGTAGCCGCACGACCGACTGAGGACGCATCGACCTGTTGCTTGATGCCAGTGTCCACGTTCTCCGGCCCAAGAATCTGCGTGATGAGGTCGTTGATCCAGTGGTTGCTGTTCAACAAGAACTCCGCGACCTCGCCAGTGATGGCAACAATGGGGTCCCACGAAGGACGTACCAAGTTTCCAAGGATGCCGTTGACGCCGCCGATGGCACCCGTGGGGACCATCGAAGAGACCGACCCCGGTGAACCCGCGATGGAGAATCCGAGTTCGTGTGCGAGTCCCGTTTCAAATGTTCGTGTGAAGGGGTCGAGCGGCACCTTCGACGCAATCCACCCGAGAGCCTGTGTACCGGGCATGTGGATCAACGGCTCTTGGCCGTTCTTGGTCTCCGTCGATACCCAGTTAGTCACACCCAGCGATAACTTCAAATACTTTTCAAACGCGCCGGGGTCCTCGCGCAATACGCGACCGGCACGACGTAGTGCTTGGTTCTGCGCGAAGTAGAACGGCGACACTACGCGGGCGTTCTGTTCAAGAACAGTCTTATCCATTGGGTTGTGGACCAAGCGAATCATCTTGGTGAACGCGCGAGTCTCCGCGAGGGTCTGCGCTGCTACGTCATCCATGACCCCATCACCAAGCGCACGTATGGTTTCCATCTCTTGGTGGTACATGAGAAGGAACAGCGGGTCACGCACGAGTGAGTTCGCAATAGGACCGAACACGTACGCGTGCCCAAGGTCTGACACACGGTTCAACCAACTCGGCTTCTCCATGCCACTGAACGCAAGTTTTCGGTCCATGGTGTACTTCTGCACCGGAATATCTTGAGGCGCACGGTCCTTGCCAATCGCCTCAAGGTCCTCGTTCAGAGAACGCGCATCCTTGACCGCAACCTTGGGGTTACCCACTTGCTCAAGAAGCGATGGGTGGACGTAGTGCGTAGTCTCACCAAGGCTCTTCACCTGTTCCCCCTTGACCGCGTGCATGACATCCCACACGGCTGCGCCAGCCCAGTCACGGTGAGGGTCGTGGTACGGATTGCCCTCTTCGTCCTTCTCAGTAAACTCGGGTGCGCTTACCTCTTTGTCTCGCGCGTAACGGGCACGCTTCACTGGGTCCATGTTCTTTATCGCGTCATACGCGACAACCTTCAGGCGCTTTTCCATTTCAGCGATTTCGTCTTGCTTCGAGAACTTCTGTGCGCCGCGCTCAAGAATATCTTTCGGCTCCATTTCGGCCAGTCGGTCCGCGTCGAGACCTTCGGCTCCGGCGTCGTAGACTTCTTTCCTCATCGCACGAGCAACCGGACCCTCGACTTCATCGTTCTTAATGCCGTGAAGAACATGGCTCAACGCGTTCGCGTACCCCGGTTCCGTGACCCCAATCTGACTCCACTCAGGGGTACGATACGCCATGCCAACCTCAGGCGCACCATTCTTGTCGAGTCCGTACACCTGATCTTTCATGTGCGCGGTGTTCTGGCTTCCACTCACCAAAGAACTCACGTGGTTAATACGAATCTTGTCGAGTGCGCCGTCCTGCATCACGACTTCAGTTACAAAATCGTTCAACATGCGCTCACGCGCCGCGTCATCCATACCCGCGAGCATCACACGGTCGATACCCATGAGTGCGCCACTCACTACGTCGTGTGTGAAACGAATCCCGGTGCCGAGAACAAACGCCATGGCCTTCGTGACGATGGCCGCGATGGCGTGGTCTTGTGTATTAGCGATAATGCGGTTGCTGTCGCGGAGTGTCGTGGCAAGTCGGTCCTCCCACCCAGTAACAAACTTCCCAAGGTAGGTTTCACCGGTCTGGTGCTTGCCAATAGCGGTGATGAGTTTCGAGTCGTAAGTAGCGCCAAAACCATTACGAGCGGTATTGAGAGTCCCTTCAGAGACCGAGATGTGGAACGACCACGCGCCAGAGAACAACGCCGCCGGAACGAACCACATACTGATTTCTTTGTTTATCCAGTCAACGGTCTTTTGCCACGGGTTGAGGAATCGTGGATTGCTTTTTGCGGCCTTGTCCAGTTCGGCCAAGAATTTTTCGTTGAGATAGTTCGCGCGGGGGTTCTCAAGGACGTGCTTCTGGTAATCGTCCTCAGTCTTGAGGATTCGAGCGTAGGTTCCATCGTCACCGAATAGGTGATTTTCAAAGATTGACGAAACATTGTTGAAGGCTTCGACCTGTCCCTGTAGACGACGTTCGATTTTTGGCGTGATGTCCTCAAGACGGCTAAGGCCAAGACCATCAGGGATACGAGCGTCGAGGGCCGCCATGCCGTTCTTGAACTCATCGGTACCACGACCGAAGGTGTTACGAAGCATCGCACGTTCAGCCACGATTTCGCGCAACTGAGCGAGTTTCATGTACTGCGTGCGAACTGCATCGAACGCTGCGGTGTAGGCGTGGACCGCGCTAAGACCCTGCTTACCCTCTTGCTCACCAATACGCTCTAGCGCCTCGCCAAGCCCGCTGCGATAACCCTGCAACGCATCACGACTGTTGTTCCACAGCGTCGTGTCGGGATGATCCACGAGGTCGTAAATACCACTCTTGGCATCTTCGAGCGCCGGGCCAACCCACTCCGCGAGTTTTTGAATGTCCTCGATGGCCGCGTGACGCAGTACCGACTTCTCTACCTCAACGTCATCAATGGTCTCAACTATTTTGCGAACCGCAAGGCCGAGACCACGAAGTTCCTTCATGTTGACGAAGTGACCGATACCGAGTTGGCCTTCGCGTACCGCCGACACACGAGCGCCACGGTCAAGGTTTTCAGGGTCGTAGGTCTTAGAGCGTGCGTCACCACCAGCGCCAGCGATCATCTGACCGACTTCGCCGCCACCGTCAACTCCGGCACGCATGGCAACTTGTTCCTGCACTCCCTTGACCACGATGGGGTACAACTCTTCGGTCGCACCACGCGCGATGCCGGGGAACACCCGCGATGTGGCTGCGAAAATCATACCCTTTTCGTAAATCTGTGAACGCTCGAATGGCGCTGCGTCCGTGAGGGCTTGGCCCAAAACCTTGACCAACTTCTCGGGAAAGAGTGCGAGTCGATACAGGTCCATGATGGCGGGAATCGCGTTACTACTATTCCAGTTGATGTCGCGGTTCTCCATTTTGCGAGCGATTTCGTCGTAGTACATGGGTGAACGGTCAAGACGTGTACCGAGCCAACGCCCGAACGAAACACGAGCGCGAGTCTCAAGATCGTCCCCCGCCGCTTCGACCGCCGACTTCGCGGGGTCGATACCGACTTGCTTCAACTGTTCAGGGGTGAGAAGTTGGTTCGCTAGACGGTACGCCTGCGGCGTCATCTCACCAGCGATACCAAGTTTCTCTCCGGCCTCATTGTGCATGTACATCTTGATGAGTTCGTACGCGCTCATGGTGGGCGCGACGGGCTTCATCAGTTCGCCAACCTCAGCGGTCATGCCGTGCCACTCGGTCACTTCATCGAGTGTGCGTAGACGCGCAAGTGCCGTTGCCTGTGTCGCGGTATAAGTACCGGGGAAACGGTCCATGATTTCTGCCGATGAACGCATGTCGGCCTGCACTTGAAAGGCACGCATGACGCGTGGATACTGCTCACGAGCGCGATACGCGTCCTCAGCGTCGGTGATACCAAGACCACTGAACCAACGGCCCAGCGTGCCCTTCAGCCCTTGAGCGGTACGCGCTTCACCTACAACGCTTCCTACCGCTCCCACGGGATCAGCACCGAGCCACTTCGTATAGAAGTCAGTAAGCCCCGCGATAGGGCTAAGAACGCTGAACGCGAGACCGTGGGGGTCAAGGTCCATCGCCTTGAGCAACGCCGTGGCGTCTTGGCCTTGTGCCTTACCACTCGTGCCGTCGTAGACCTGAAAGTTCGCGGTCTTGTCCCAGATGGCAGCGGTCTCAGGATTCGACTGCGCTCCTGCCTGGTTCATCAAGTACATCATGTTAAGGCGCAGGTCCGTCGCGGGGATCATCGCACCCTTCACGGTCTTGACGACCGGCGACAACGCCTTGCTCACACCTTCGGCACCCGCGTACATACCGCGCTTGGTGGCGCTCATCTGTGACACACGCTCTTTGTTCGCTTCAGTCGCCTTCTCAGTCTCGGCGCTCATCGCGTTCGCGTCAGACTCGCGCTGCAACTGACGGGCCTGTGCTTCGTTCACTTGTTGCTGTTGGTCGGCACTCAGACGGATGTTGTTCACAGCGGCTTCGTCAGCGGCTTGCAACGTCAGGGTGTCGGCTTCGAGGCTCCCGGCCCCCACGTCAGCGGACAGCGCCCCGTCAGTGAGAACCCCCGCGAGCAACGATGGCATTAGTTGACCGATGGCCGCACCCCATCCGTACTTCTCGGCATAAGACTCGGTGTACGCCCACGTGTGCGCCATCAAGAAGAACGGATTGTTCTTACCAATGATGTCGTTCGTAACGTCCGCGTTGCTGAGAGTCTGCGCCGCGTCACTGAGGTTCGCCGCGACTCCCGGCTTCTGCGTTGCCTTCACCGCGAGTTTCGCCGCCGCGATTGCGCTGTTCGCCGCCGCCGCCGTTGCCGCGCTCGGGCTGTGGTTATAGACCTCGACCAGTTGGTTCGCTTGGTTAATCGCGCTCTGCGCTTTTTGGTACAGCGGCGCGTTCGGGTCAAGTTCCTTCGCACCCCCTGTTGTCACTAAGTCATTGATGTCGCGCAAACCATTCATAATCGCGGTACCAACACCAACCGGATGTGGTGCTTCCTTGAACGAACCGAGTGGGCCATCATTCGAGTCGTACGAGAAGTCACCACCCGACGCAACTTCCGTCGCGGTGTTCGTCACACGATTAGCGACCCCCTTCGCCGCGTCTACGATCTGACCTACGCCCTTCCCGAAATCTTCTGCGGCTGGAACGACGGCGTGAGCCAAACCACTAGGCAATCCTTCGACCGTGTTCTTTAGGTCATCAACGGCACCACCGAGCCAACCCAGAAACCCCTTGGCTGCGGGGTGTTCTGCTGGCGACGCCGCAAGGTCTTTCGCTTGGTCAATGGCACCGCCGTAGGCATCCATGAACTTTGACGCGAGGCCCATGGTCTTGCCATCGAGATTGTGCTGTTGACCCAAGGCGTACGCCATCTCTGGGTTGTTGACAAGATCAGGGTTCGTGTCAACGGCGTCGGACAGGACCTTCGCCGGACTTTGTGCTACGGGAGTTTGTACTGGGTCCATTACACGCCCAATGACTTAGCAACATCCGTCAAGGTCTGTAGACGCGCTGATGCGTCTGGACTACGCGCCAATGACGCAAGTGTGTCACTCACCAATGTTGGCTTCTGCGCGAGTGCTTCAGGACCCGCACCAGGACCAAAATCAAGGCCATTGGTCACGGGTTCGTTCGGACGCGTCGTTGGTTCAAGCCACGGCAACGAACCTGGCTTCAACGCCCCGGCAGGCGCGGGCGCGGGAGGGGGACTTCCCGCGCCTCCGGGGGCGATTTGTGGTGCCACTGGCGCGGCGGATGGCGCGGCGGGCGAAGCACCCGGAGCCATAGGGATTACCCCTTGGTCGGCACGCTGACGCGCAGCAACCCCATAATCCTGACCTTCGGCTGCGGTCACGGGCAGAGGACGAGAAAGGTCCGAGCGGTTAGGGCGAGCGCCAGTCTGACGTGCGCGTGGGGACATTTACTGACCTACCGAAACGTGTGCGGGCGCAGTTGGCGCGTTCCCTGATGTGTTGAGTGGGACGTGCAGGTTCGCCAGAAGCGAGGCCAAGTCGCCGGGCTGTGACGGCGCTGCGGGCTGTCCACCGTTCGGCGGTGGTACTTGGTCGGTCGCGCCACCGGGCTGTTGGTCTGGTGCTGGTGTCTCGCCGGGCTGTTGCTGTTGCGCCTGTTGTGCTTGGGCGGCCTGCTCTTGCTGCATCTGTTGGTGGATAGCGACGATGGACTCTTCGATGGGCGTGTGGTCGCTCATCATCATCGTGATGACACGCGCACCCATCTGACCGCTCACGGTGCCCGCGACCATGCCCTGTTCGAGCCACGACATCAACGCGGCGCGTAGACCCTCGACTTGAATCATGTCGCGCTCGGCAATCGCGTCCTTTATTTGTGGCAACAACGTCATGGCCGTGAACGTGGACATGGCCTTGATGCCGACCAACTGACCAATCTGCACCACCATTGATTGCACGTCAGAGCCGGGCATCGGATACTCGACCTTGTTCGCCGTGGTGTCAAACGCGTCATTGGGTGTGTAGTCAGGACGAGTGATTTTCCCGTCGTAGTCGAAGAAAAACATCGTCGGCTTGGAGCCGTAATACTCCTTCATCAAAACCGCCGCGCGTGTGTTCTCGCGCTGCAACGACTTGGCGAATGTCTCTTGGACTTCCTGCAACGTCATGTCGATGGAGTCACCAAGAAGTTCACCGCTTGCCTTCGCGGTACGAACATTGGTGGGGTTCTCGCCGCCCATCTGCGCCTGCACGCCAGCCGTGATACGCATGGCACGCTCGTAGCGATCTTGTAGTTGCGACGAGTTCATGTCGGGTGAGATGTGGACAACATTCAACTCACCGTTCTCAATCTCACCACGCACCCCAAGACGACCGTTGGCCGCACGAATGACCTTGGGACGACCATTGCTCGACTGAATCCACTCGTTCGGGAACACGTTACGGAACACCGCGATGGTCGCCAACGCGTCCAACTTCGCCTGACGCTGGTAGATACCAAGCGCCTGATCGAACTGGCCCTGCAAACGGTCAAGGGTGATGCGTCCGGGCATGACCACGGGACAAATACCCATCCGGTTCGGTACACGTCCCAGTGTTTGCTGCATCGCCATACCACGATTCGCCGCGCCGCGCTGATACGGCTCTTCGTGACGCGCCTTACCAATGACGACCAAGACGGTCTCTACGTCATCAACGTACTCAAGTACCTCGAACATATCGGTGTCGCTGTCGTCCCCCTTGCTCAGGTTCATCGTCTGGTCGGGGTAGTTCGCGTACAGCCACGAAAGCGGGCGCACGTCCACGAAAACACAAAACGGTGGTTCCATGTCGTCGGGGTCAATCATCGGGGCCGCGTAGGTGTTCAAAGGGTTCCGTACGCGCCAAAACGGCATCTCGCGCTTGTCGAGCGGAGTCAACGCTACGGGGCTGAGACTCACGGGTGATGTCCCGTAGGCCACCATGTAACGCGCACGACGGCGAATCTTGGTCGAGAGCGAGTTCATCTCCCACCAACCGAGTGCGGCCTTGCGGCGAATGTCGGCCTTGAGGTCAGAGTTCTTCATGCCGGGGCGTAGCGACGGGTACTCAAGATTTGGCATCACCGAGCCGACACGCTGGGCGAATTGGTCGATACCAAGACCCAAGAGGTTCGCAATCGCGGGCTTCTCGTTGGCGTCAAGGTCAGGCAGGACCACCGCGAGCGTGCCGTTGTACGCCTTGCACATCTCGTTCATGCGCTGTTGCGCCTCGTGCGAATGACGCTTCAGGTCATTGTAGATATCAACGACCTCTACCGCCGCTTGGTTGTTATCGCGTGAAAG